CGGTGCCCGACGAGACGCCCCCCATGCCGCCGACGGCCTTCGTCGACGAGCTCGCCTACATCACCGAGAGGTAGCCCCTTGAGCATCTACACCCCCGTCTTCTGGAAGGACGCCGCCGAGCGCGCCGTCTCCACCGCCGCCCAGGCCGCCATCGGTGTCCTGACCGCCGGCTCCATCGGCCTCGTCGACGTCGACTGGGCCGCCACCGGCTCCATCGCTGGCCTCGCTGCCGTCGTGTCCGTCCTCAAGTCGATCGTCGCGTCCGGCGTCGGCAACGGCGATGCCTCTCTCGTCGACACGAGCCCGGGAAGGCACGCCGCCTGAGCGCGACGCCCCCTCCCCACCCCGCACACGACGCCGCGCGACCGCGGCAGAAGGCAGCCCGCGCATGACCCGCAGCTTCCCCAGCGTCGACGACGACACCCAGCTCTTCGACACTCCTGTCATGGACGCCATCCAGGCGCACGTCTCCCCTGGAACGGCCACCGCCCGAGGCTTCACACGCGAGGCCGTCATCGCCTGCCTCGACGAGGCCGAAGCGATCGGCCGTCACGCTGTCGCCTACTTCCCCCGCGGCAGCTACAACATCGGCACGGGCATCTCCCTCGCCGGCTACTCCGCCCAGATCCGAGGCGACGGGGCTGCCCCCAACGGCACCGTCTTCCACGCGACAACCCAGAGCGGCCCGGCGCTCGACTTCACCGGTTGGATCAGCCCGCCTGCGTTCCTCTACAAGGTCATCCACGAGAAGTTCCTCATCATCGGCAGCAAGGCCGCCGACCCCACGAAGAAGAACGCCGGCGTACGCCTCACCACGGCGTCCTCGGTCGTCTTCCGCGACATTGCCGTCCGAGACACCGGCGGCCCCGGCTGGGAGCACGCCACGTCCTCCGGCAACGGCGTCTACCTCTCCGACTTCGAGCGCATCGTCATCGGCAACCCCTCGGCGGCCAAGGAGAACGACGTCCCGTACATGGTCGTCGACGAGTCCAACGGATGCCGGTTCCGCGGCATCGGCTTCCGATCGATCCTGCCCACCGGCGACGTCGGAGCTAGCGGTGCCCTCGTCGTGAAGAGCAACACCGGTTTCGCTGGCCACGATCTCCTCTTCGACGGATGCTGGTTCGAATACCTCCACGTCCCAACCGACGGCACCCTCGTCTCAATGGCGGGCAACACGTCCATCTACCGCGACTGGCAGTTCTTCGACTGCACCAAGGAAGACGGAGCCACCGGCACGTCCTACTTCCGCTTCGTCGCACCCCCCACACGCGACTACGGCGGCAACCTCCTCTCGGGCGCGATCCCTGGAAAAGACACAGGCGCAACCGCCATCGATACCGGCGTGGACGTGCGCCAGTCACGCAACTCCGTCGTCGGCACCAAGGGGTACCGCGGCTACAACGTGACCCTTGCCGCCGGCGTCGTCAACACCTCCGTCGACCTCCTGGGCGGAACTGCAGCCACGACAGACATCGGCTGGGTCGACAACTCCGGCAACGACACCAACAGCCTCACAGACCGCTACCTCGGCGTCACTCGCGGCCCTGCCCGCGAGTACCAGCAGGGCACCGCCCGGGCCGTGACGGATCAGCCCGGAGGCGTCCTCGCGGCCGGCTTCCGATTCTTCGACCCCGCGGCACCCAACAACGGCGCGCTCGGCCTCGGAAAGCTCGGCACACGCCTCGTCGCGTCCGGCGAGCTGCTCTTCACCAACAGCACAGGTCTCCACGTTCGCCGTCTCGACAACACTCCCGGCACCGTCATCCTCGGAAGCTCTGTCACCGCTGCCGTCTCCTGGCGCAGCGGCGCCGGTTCCCCGGAAGGCGCGATCACGGCCGTACCCGGGTCGCTGTACTCGAGGACAGACGGCGGCGTTGGCACGTCGCTCTACGTCAAGGAGACAGGCAGCGCGTCTACCGGCTGGGCTGCGAAGTAGGGCAGGGGGCTTCCGCTTCTGGGAAGTACCGCAAGATGCTTACTAGAGACGAGAGCGGTTGTATTTCAAGCATCGAGAGCGGCCCGTGTGTTCGCCGCGGAAAGCGCTTACCCGCACCCCCTAGGCCTGCGGCTGCGCACAGGGCCGCTCCCTCTCCGTCGGCTAGCCACACGGCCCCACGCGAAGGCCCCCGCCATCCCGGCGGGGGCCTAGGGCACGAGCCCTTGACGTTGCGCGGGTCATTGCCCTTCGGGACGGTGTCCGTGGCGGCTTCGCTGGTCGACACGGCCCCACCCCCTGGTAAGACCCAAGCACGTTGTAGCGTCTGCCCCTGGGCACACTTCAGAACCGACTTTGCGTCAGCTTCGACGTAGGACATACTCCCCAAGTGGTTCTTCCTTCTTTCGGCGTGGGCGGGGAACTGCCCCATGGCCGGCATGCATGCACCCTGGACGAGTTCGAAAGCGCCCTCGTGCTCAATCCCGTCTTTGCCGGGTCGGCGACGCGGCAGCGTATCTTCGAAGATTTCTTGTCGGCCATCGACCTGCTACGAAGCTTCGACGATGACCTATTGGAGCGGGCCTGGGTTGGGGGCGGGTTTGCGAGCGGAAAGCTGGATCCTTCCGACATAGACGTGACTTTCGTGATCGCGGCTGACCGCCACCGTTCGCTTTCGCGCAGGAAGAGGGACCAGATCGCGAAGCTCTGTCGCAAGGATGGCTTCGCGCCTCTTGACCTTCTGGTCGACGGTTTCCTGATTGTCCGCGAGCGCTTTGCAAACCCGTGGCAGGGCGGCGGCGTCATCGAAGAGGCCCAGTCTTATGCCACCGCCCGCGGTGCGTGGGACGATTGGTGGACAAGATCGCGCAATGTCGGTGCGAAGGACCAAGATCCAGTTCTGGACGATGCTGATCCCGTGAGGGGCTACGTGGAGGTGATTCTTAATGGTTGAGTCGCGGCCTCGTAGGAGTGTCTCCGATCTGACGGCAATTCTCGACGACATGCCCGACGTCGCCGAGATTGACGCCACGACGTCAGCGCTCACTACCTTGTCGACCACCCGCATGCAGGAGCGCCTCGGAACTGTCCGAAGCGCACTCCGTGCGCGCTTCACGGGCGCCCTTCCGGGCACTCACGAACTTGGGGTTAGGTCGGCCACAACCGTTATCGGATCTCTCCAAGACGTTCTCGCTGAGATAGCAGCCACGATTCGTGACACCGTCCCAAAGAGGGGTCCGCTCCCTGCCGCCATCCTGGAAGCTACGGAACTGCGCTTCTCTCCTGCGGTCAGCGAAGGCTCAGTGATCTTCACCCTTCGGCGACCTGACCGGCCTACCCTCTGGCAGGCGGCGGAGAACGAGATCGACCTCTTTGAGCAGTCTCTCCAATCTCTATTTAGCGTCTTCGACGAGATCGAGAGGCCCGCGAGCGCAGGAAGAGGGAAGGACGAGGTGCCCGAGACTCTTGGCAACCTTGGCCCTCGTACCGCGCGCCATCTAGTGCGTTTTGCCCGTTCGCTGTCAACTGATGACCTCAATCTTGACCTTGGTTGGTCGCAGCCCGGCGGGACAGCAGTCACGTCACGCCTCTCGAGTTCCGGGGCGGCTTACCTCGGTGAGCTTGCCGCGAAGGCGACGACGAGAACGCAACCCGTGACATTGACGGGGAGCTTCCACCGAATAGGCAACGACGACAAGCACCGGTTTACGGACGACGTCCGGGGCGTGGTCTCGATTGCGAGCTCAACGGAACTGACCGACGACTTTGCGCGCATCTTCCGAAGGGGTCGAGTATCTCTTGACGCGACCGAAACGGAGAGCATCAATGTGGCAACTGGACGCTCGACTTGGAACTATGCCGCAGTCGCCGTCACGATGCTCGCCCCTGACGTGCCTCCGAAGGAGGCGTAGCTAACGTGCGGTTGTCGCCTCGGTATGCGGGCCGCCACACAGCCTGACTCCGCGGCCCCGTCCTCCACCTCGGAGGGCGGGGCTTTTCGTCATTTCTGGCGAGCGACCCACCAGTCGAGGCACCGCAGCGGCGACTCATGACTCGAGAACCGCTCCGTGCCGTCATAGACGATCCACCCTTCGTGCGGGTGCCGACTGACGCCGGTGCCCCGCGGGAAGCCCGGCCGGTCGCAGCGGACGAAGAAGTCAGTGGGCCGGCCCACGCCGATCGGCGCATGCAGCGTCCAGATGCCGATGCGGTGCACCTCGACCGTCGTCGGCGGAGGCGCCGGCTTCGACCTTTCCCACCACGGGACCCACTGCTGCGCCATGCCGACCAGGATCGCATCGGCCACCGACGTCGGGCGTTCTTGCGAGCAATCGCCGGCGAGCTCTGCCAGGTCGCGAGGGGCATGCGCGAGGGACGCATTTCCGTAGAGGACCCCTACGCCCCCTAGGCCGTGGAGGCCGGAATGCAGCCCAGCCCCGCCAGTCCAAGCTCGGACGGGCGGGGCTTTCGTCATTTCTGGCGCGCCTTCTCGAGGGCAGCTTCGCGGATGAAGCGCGCAAGGGGTACGCCGCCGCGAGCCACGTCCAGCTCATGCACCTCGTCCGCAGTGAGCCGAACCATCGATGTCGCAGTGCGCTTGTCGGCGTCTGGGAGCGCCGGGCGTCCAATCTTGCTCTTCTCAGTCATGCAGTGAATATATAGCTACCCGAAACCCTCCAGCGTGTGCTACTTTCGAGTTACTCGAAACCCGAAGGAGACACCATGGACAACCTGACCAACGCCGTCACCGCCGAGCTTGCCGCTGTCGTCGGCGAAGCCCTGAACGACCTCGAGTTCTCCAAGCTCGTCGACAAGATCGTCGCTGAGCGCCGAGGCCGGCTCGCAGCGACAACAGCCGACACGGCCGCCTACACCGTCATCCCCCACCCCCGCTTCCCCGGCGAGCACGCGGCGCGCTACGCCGATGGCAGCATGGGCCCGATTCCTCGAGGTCACGACAATTAGAGGCCCTACGGAGACTGGTAGCGAGCCCACAGCCGAAGCCCCGCCCGCATCGTCGCGGACGGGGCTTCGCTCCTGCCCGTCGCCGTCGTGACATCGTGGCGCCATGAAGATCTACACCGACGCTCACGCTCCCACAACGGCCGACCTCAACATCGTCGGGCGCTTCCGCTCCGGCCACCAGGTCAGCGGCCGGCCCGCCTCCCTCGACGACTGGCGCGTCACCACCGGCGACCCGGAGGTGGCCGACAAGATCTTCGAGGTCTACGGCGGCGAGGCGCCCCAGTCGTGGGAGACCACGCAGGAGGACAACCTCGAGGTGTTCACCGCCTCCCCCGAGGTCGACATCATCATCGCCAACTCGAAGGCCCTGCGTCAGCGCATGGTCCTCTGGTCGCGCCAGGGCAAGCTCGTCATCGACTCCGACGGCGAGACCTACGCCGACGGCACGCCCGACCCCGACGCCGAGCTGACCTTCGCTGAGCGCAAGAAGAAGGGCCAGGACGGCCTCGGCCCGGCCCCGCAGATCGAGGTCTACTTCCGCCTCGCGGAGGAGCCCGACCTCGGCGTCTTCAAGTACCAGACCGGCTCGTGGTCGATGGTCCAGGACCTCGTCCGCGACCAGACGGTCGAGGCGCTCGAGGAGATCGACGGCCCCGCCCTGGCGAGCCTGAAGATCGAGGAGGTCAGCTTCGTCGCGAAGAACGGGCCCCGCGCCGGCCAGACGATCACGTACAAGAAGCCCGTGCTGACCGTGAAGGGCGCCGCGGCGTGAGCGTCGGCGCCTTCATCATCGCCGCCGCGCTGAGCCTCGTCTACGGCTTCACGGTCCCGCACCGACTGACCGACAACTTCGTCGGCCAGCTCGCTATCGGGCTCGCCGGGGGCTTTGTCATCGGCATCGTGGCGGTGCTGGTCTCGTGACGGACTTCCTGAGCTACCTCGGCGTCCTCCTGCTCGTCTACGGCGGCGTCCATGCACTGAGCACCGTGCAGCGCGGACGGGAGTTCCGCCAGGTGCATCCGAAGCCGACCGGCGCCGAGGCGCTGGGCCAGTTCGGGAACTTCGTGACCCGCTCGGCGATCTCGGCTGTCGCCATCTGGGGCGGGCTCGCCCTCGTCGGTAGCCCGTCGTGAGCAACCGCTCCATCATCGTCGGCCTGGGCCTCCTCATCGCGGTCGCCTTCGCCTTCGTGGTCGCCACCACGATCGACGGCGAGGAGCTCCGGTTCACCGTGGCCGTCGCCGGGGCCCTCGCCCTGTCGGTCGCCACCCTGGCGGCGCTCGACAAATTCGACAACGACCCGCCCTACGCGCACTAGCGCGCTCCCTCTAGGCCCCGTCCCGGCATCCGCCCGGGGCGGGGCCTTCCGCGTCTCACCAGAAGGACCCGCATGACCCTCACCGTCTACTCGAAGACCATCTGCCAGCCCTGCCGCGCCACGAAGCGAAAGCTCGAGCTCCTCGGCCTGCCCTACGACGCCGTCAACGTCGACGAGACCCCCGAGGCCGCCGACTACCTGATCGAGAAGGGCTACCGCGAGACCCCCGTCGTCGAGCTCACCCTCGACGGCGAGGTCGCCCGCACCTGGACCGGCTACCGGCCCGACCTGATCGAGGCCCTGGCCCGGGAGGTGGCGGCATGAGCCGTTTCGAGCCGACCGTCGAGGAGGCCCGGCGCATTATGCTCGCGCAGCAGGATCGCGCGGAGGGCCTGGCCTCCCGCATAGTGGCTGCTCGCGCGGCTGTCACGCGGGGCAAGTCGGGTCGGGAGCTGCTCGACATCCTCGACGGGCGCTACGTCGATGGCACGGCGGAACCCGCGTGAGCAACGCCGCCAAGCAAAAAGGAACTGCGTGGGAGACAGCCCTCGTCCGCGGCCTCGCCGGCTTCTTCGCCGGCCGTCACGGCCTCGAGCCGAGGCGCGTGGCGCAGTCCGGCCGCCTCGACACCGGCGACCTCCACGGCATTAGTCCCTTCATCGGTCAGGCCAAGGCCTACCGCGACATCGTCGCGGGCCTCCGCGAGGGCCTGGACGGCGCCGAGCTCCAGAAGGTCCGCGCCGGCGAGCCCTACGGCGTGGCCTTCGTGAAGCGCCCCCGCAAGTCGACGGGCGAGGGCTACGCCGTCCTCACGGTCGTCACCTTCGCCCGTCTGCTGCTGCGTCTGCGGCGGGCGGAGGCGCACCTGGAGCGGCACGCCCCCGCCGAAGTCTGGGCCGCCCACGTCGCGGACAGCCAGGCCGAGTCCATCACCTCCCTCCCGGCCTCGTAGCCGGTCACGCGCGAGGCGCGGGCCCGGTGCTTCCGTCGGCGAATACGGCGATGTACCCCCCGGGAGTCTCGAAGTCGGGCACGAGGACGTAGAACGTCACCGGCTCGCCTTCGGGCTCGTCCCGCGCCACGGTCGGGTGCGCGAGTGCTGCTGTCATCTGATCCCCTGTCGGTAGAAGTTGAGGTTGCGTCGTGGACTTTACCCTCGACCTCCGACACGCGAGATCGAACACGTGTTCGATTATGACACCTAGTCGCGCCCCGAACGGGGGTGGACAGATCGTCCCCTGGATACCCCTGGGTACCGTCCGACTACCCCGCAGCCCTCTACCCCTGGGGTCCGCGCCAGGGGCGCGCACGTACCCCGCCCCCTGGGCACATTCCCAGCAACTCGACTCGCCGAGCAGCGCGATAGCGCCCGGCCCTCTCCCCCTGAGTCCCTTGTCTCGACTTTCGGAGTTCATCCATGCCCCGCCCCGCCCTACGCCCTGATTGGGCTGCCGCACTTCCCCGGCTGGCAGCCCGCCTAACCATGCCGACGCCCGACTCCTGCTGGGAGTGGCAGGGCTACAGGTCCCCCTTCGGCTACGGCCGCATCCGCGTCGGCGCTCGGAAAGAGCTCGCTCATCGAGTTGCCTTCGCCGCAGCTAACGGCCACCCCGCGCCGGGGATGCTCATCCGGCACAAGTGCGACAACCCGCCGTGCTGCAACCCGGCTCATCTCGAGACAGGCACGCATGCAGACAACGCACAGGACAAGGTCGCTCGCGGGCGCCTCGTCGTTCGGTCAGGCGAGAGCCACCACGCCGCCAAGCTCAGCATCGAGCAAGTCCGGGAGATCCGTCTCGCACCAAGCACGACGTCCCACCGCGCACTAGCGCGCACCTACTCCGTCTCTCGACCCACCATTTCGGCCATTCGCGCCGGCCGTCAGTGGAAGGACCACGCATGACCACCCTGTCCGACCTGCTCACCACCCTCGGCGACGTCGAGGAGACCGCTGACGGATGGCTTGCCCACTGCGCCGCGCACAACGACAGCCAGCAGTCCCTCCGCCTGACCGTCTCCGACGCCGGCAGGGTCCTCATGCGCTGCCGAGCCGGCTGCCCGACCCCGAAGGTCGTCGAGGCCCTCGGCATGACCATGCGCGACCTGGCGACGATGACCGCCGGCGACGTCGACCCGTCCAAGCACACCGTCTCGCAGGACGTCCCTGCGGCCCCCGGCGAGGTCGCGGCGCTGGCCGTGCGCCTCGACGGCTACGCGGCCGCGCTCATGGCGCCCCCGGCCGACGTCCCCGGCGGTGCCGCCATGCTCGAAGGCCCGGGCGCCGACGCCGTGCGCTACGCCGCCGAGCGCTTCGGCGTGACCGTCGACGACATGCGGCGTCTCGGCCTCGGCTACGCGACCGACCTCGGCGGCGGACCTCGCCTCGTCGTCCCTTTCCGCGACCTCGCGGGCGTCGCTCGTGGCTTCCAGGCGCGCGCCCTCGCCCCGGACTCGACCGTCCGCTGGCTCGGCCCCAAGTCGCCCGAGGGCGCCTCGTGGGCGAAGGTCGGCTACTTCCCCGGCCTCGGCGGCTACGACGAGGTCCTCATCACCGAGGGCCCCGGTGACGCGCTCACCGGTGCCGCTGCGGGCTTCGACACGATCGGCGTCCGAGGCGCCGGCCTCGCGTCCAACGCCGCCGTCATCGACGCCATCGTCGAGCAGACCGAGGGCCGTCCAGTCATCGTCGCGGGCGACGGCGACATCGCCGGCCGTCGCTTCGCCTCCTCCCTCGCCGAGGTCCTCATCGACCGCGGCGTCTCCGTCAAGCTCCTCCCGATGCGCGACGGCAAGGACCTCACCGACTGGCGCGCCGACGACCCGCAGCGCTTCCACGACGACCTGCTCTACCACGTCGCCAAGGCCGAGCCCGCGCGGTCCCGCACGGCCGCCCTGCTCGCCTGGGACGAGGAGCGCTACTCGCTCACCGACCTCGGCGGCGCGCGCTTCCTGCGCGACTTCATCGAGTCGATCGGCTCCGGCGTCCGCTACACCGAGGAGGCCGGCTTCTTCCTCCTCAGCGAGGGCGTCTGGCGGAAGGACGAGCGCCAGGGCGTCCGCACGCACGCGCAGAGCGTCGCCGACCTCCTCCGCGAGCTCGCGCGCACCGCGTCCATCGAAGCGACCCGCGACGGGGCCGGCGACAACGACAAGAAGCGCGCCGCGCGACTCAACCGCTACGCCGCTCACGCGCAGACAACCCGCGGCCTCGACGCCATGCTGCGCGAGCTGCAGGCCGTCCGCGGGGTGCCCGCGTCGCTCGAGGACTTCTACAAGCACCCGGACCTCATGGCGTGCCTCAACGGCGTCGTCAACCTCCGCACCGGCCGCCTGCAGCCTCATGACCCGGAGCTGCTCCTGACGCGCCGCGTCGAGCTCGACTACGACCCCGCCGCGCGTGCCCCGCGCTGGGCTCGCTTCCTCGAGGAGGTCTTCCCCGACCACCGCGCGCTGCCCGCCTTCATGAAGCGCATGGTCGGCTACGGCATCACCGGGCACACGACCGAGCAGTGCTTCGTCGTGCACTACGGCACCGGGGCGAACGGCAAGAGCATCTTCACCGACACGCTCACCGAGGTCTTCCGCGAACTGTCCGTGACGACGCCCTTCTCGACCTTCGAGGACCGCGCGTCCGGCGGGATCCCGAACGACTTGGCCGCACTGAAGGGCGGGCGCCTGGTCTTCGCCGCCGAGGGCGAGCAGGGCCGGCAGATGGCCGAGGCCGTGCTCAAGCGCGTCACCGGCCGCGACCTGATCTCGGCGCGCTTCATGCGCAAGGAGTTCTTCGAGTTCCGGCCGACGTTCCTCCTCATGCTCGCCACGAACTTCAAGCCGAGCTTCAAGGGGCAGGACGAGGGCCTCTGGCGGCGCGTCAAGCTCATCCCGTGGGAGCGCTTCTTCGCCCCGTCCGAGCGCGACCACCGGCTCGGCGACACGCTCCTCGGCGAGTCGCAGGGGATCCTCACGTGGGCCGTCGAGGGAGCGCGCGAGTGGTACGCGCAGGGCCTCGGCGACCCGGACGTCATCCGCACCGGCACGGCCGACTACCGGGCCGGGTCGGACGTCCTCGAGGGCTTCCTGCCCGGCGTCTTCGTCGCCGAGGCGGGCGCCAAGGTGGAGGCGACCGGCGTCTTCAAGGCCTTCCTCGAGTACGCGGACGAGGGCAACTACCTCGACCTGAAGCGCTGGTCGTCGCGGGCGCTCTACCGGGCGCTCGAGGAGCGCGGCTACACCCGTCGCCGCTCCACCGGCGGCAAGTTCGTCATCGAGGGCCTCCGCCGCTCGCGCCGCTCCGACTTCTCGTCGGTCGACGAGCACACGGAGCCCGAGGCCGACGAGACCGTCGCCGAGGACCCCCCGCTGGCTCAGGCCCCCGCCCTGTCTGGCGCCGACATCGACGACGTCCTCTGACCGACAGCCCCGCTCCTCCCGCTCACCGCGGCGAGGGGCGGGGCTTTCGTCATTTGTCTGAGCAGCCGCGAGCACCCTGGCCCTCTCCTCCTCTGTCCCCATCAGCGCCGACGACGAGCGGCAGACAAAGGAGCATCATGACCACCAGCACCGACACCCTCCCCGCCGGCCAGTACCGCGTGACGGGCGAGCCTGTCTTCGGCCTCTCCCCGACCTTGTGCCGCGACCTCGACCGCGGCGACGTCGTCACCCTGGTCACCCACCGCCCGGACTCCGACGGAGACGTCCTCGTCCGGCGCGACGACGCCGACCGCAGCGTCTACATCCACGCCAGCTCGCTCACGCCGATCACCGCCCTCGCCGAGGGTCAGCGCGTGCGTGTGGCAGACCCGGCCGGCACGCGCGTCGAGGTCGGCGGCACCCCCGCCGGCTTCGTCCAGGAGCGCGTCTTCGGCAAGGTCGGAGTCGTCACGTACGCCCCGGGTCGATTCGGTGCGTGCGCCGAGGTCGAGTTCGAGGGCCTCGGCTCGCCCCTGAGCCAGTCGATCCACCCGGCCTTCCTCACGCCGGTCGACGACGAGCCCGCCGCCCCCGTCCGCGAGCCGCTCACCTTCGCCGCCGCCTACGAGAAGGCCACCGCCTTCTTCGGCACCCCCGAGTCGGCCGAGGACGTCGCCACGGCGTCCAAGCTCGCCGAGCTGCTCGTCGAGGTCAGCGCCTAGCCCCACCGCTACACCCTCTGCCCGCCCGTCCCGTGACCACTCACCGGGACGGGCGGGCCCCTCTCTTTAATCCACCCGAAGGGCCCACCGTGCAGACCGTCACGCACACCATCGCCGGCGACGAGACCACCATCCACTTCCCTGAGCGCCGTGCCGACCTCGCCGGCTTCGACGCCTTCCTCGCGCAGGGCGACAAGGTCCTCGGGCTGGACACCGAGACGTCCGGCCTCGACGTCTACTCCCCCGGCTACCAGCTCCGCCTCGTGCAGATCGGCAACGGCCGCGAGGCATGGGTCCTGCAGGCCGACCTCTTCCGCGACGCCATCATCCGCGCGCTCCGCCAGCCGCGGGCCTTCGTCGTCCACAACGCCGCCTTCGACCTCCAGGTCATCGACCGCCACCTCGGCGTGACGATCGAGGAGCTCGCCGACCGCGTCTTCGACACTCGGATCTTCGCCCACCTCCTCGACCCGCGCCAGCCGCATGAGGGAGGGGCAGGCCTGAGCCTGAAGCCGCTGTCCGCGATCTACGTGGACGACGACGCCCCTGACACGCAGGACGGCCTCTCGCACGTCTTCTCGGGGCTCTACTCGGCGTGGAAGAAGACCGTCCCGCGTGAGGAGGTCGAGGTCTACGCCCGCAAGGCGGGCAAGCGCCCGCACATGCCCTACGGCTTCGCCAACGTCGCGATCGACCACCCGCTCTACGTCCGCTACGCCGGCCTCGACGTCATCCTCGTCACGCGTCTCTTCTACGAGCTCGCGCCTCTGGTCAAGGACCTCGAGCTGTCGCACCTGTCGAAGTTCGAGCACCACCTCCAGTCGCTTCTCGCGATCATGCAGCGGAAGGGCATGCGTCTCGACGTCGACTACATCGAGAACACCCTCATGCCTGACCTGGCCGCGACAGCAGTCGAGTACCGGCAAGTCGCTGCGCGCTACGGCGTGACGAACGTCAACTCGACGGCACAGGTCGCCGAGGCGCTCGAGGCCATGGGCGAGACCCTGACCGAGCGCACCGATTCCGGAGCAACAAAGGTCGACAAGGCTGTGCTTCTCCCCCTCGCCGACCTCGACAACGGCTGGGTCCGCATTGAGGCACGAGAGCCCAACCCCCTCGCCGACGCGGTCATGCGCGCGAAGCGTGCCACGGGCTGGGGCGGCACGTACGCGCAGGCCTTCCTCGACCTGCGG